ACTTGATGGGGAAGCCCTCGGCCCAGTTGTGCAGGATGCCGTAGGGGATCTCCCGCGGCGAGCGGAAGCAGATCGGCGGCACCGCGGGCCCCAGGTGGGGGTAGCGGATGTGGTCGAGGTTGTCCTCGAGCGTCGCCTTGATGATGTCGCCGTGGCAAGCATTCGGCTTGCAGCTGCAGACGAGCGTCAGGGCCTCGCCCGCGTCGTAGCGGGCCTTCAGCGCCAGCACGGCCTTCCAGTAGTCGGGGTGCATGCGGCCGGGCTCGTTGGTCTCGTGGAAGTCGTCCGCGGCCTTCAGGAAGAGGCCGACGCACTCCCCGCGCGCGCCGTCCTTGCCGACGATGAAGGGGTTGCCGAAGGGCGTGCCCCGGCCGATGTAGATGTCGCCCGGCTGGGCGGCGTGGGTGTGGCGGTTGACGACGGTGATCGTGCTCATCGGTGGTCTCCTGTGGTGAGGGGTAACGCAAAGGTGGGGCCCGGCGTTCCGGGCCCCGGACTGAGGTGAGAAAAGAGGGAGAAGAAAGATGGGGAGAGGAACGCGGTCGCGCTGCCGCATTGCCATCATGATGCGTCGGCAACGTCAGGTCAAGGGCGTGGCTTGTAGTGCTTCTTCCGCAGGGCGCGCTCGTTGGCGAGCCACTCGGGCGTGGGTTGGAACCACTGCTTGTGCCGGTTCATGCGTAGGCCGTGCCGGTGTAACTCGCGTGTGGTCAGACAGTAGCGGGCCCCCAGCTCGCCACGCCTGTGGTATTGCCAAAGTGGCACGGTTTTGAAGCGCGCCCCGCAGTGGGCGCACGAGAGATAGGTGTAGCTAGCGCGCTTGGGCACCGGGTGTACTCCTGTGTGCGGCGGTGGACGAGTACGTGCTATCATGGTAACGCTCCTTGTGGTGAGGGCAAACGCGCAGCGCCCCCGGTGGTCGGCCCCGGGGGCGCTGCCTTGTCTGCTATTCGGCGAGATCGTCGCGCAGCAGCTGCACCTCGCGCTGGATGACGGCGCGGCGGTCGCCGAGCGTGGCGAGCAGGTAGCCCTGGTACTCGTAATCCTCGGCGCAGGTGGCGACCCAGTCGCCGCGCGTGAGGGCCTCGGCCTCGGCCACGTTGGCGTGGTACTCGACGAGGTAGCGGTCGATGATCGCGCGGGTCGCGGCGCGGGTGCGTGGGCGAGTAGACATGGGGTCAGCCTCCTGTGGCGCGTGGTGGGGAAAAAGTCAAGACCAACATGGCCTTGACAACGTGGGGGTGGTAACGCTAGTCGTTGCGGTGCGCGCGTTCGCGCTGGTGCTTGCGCTCGTGATAGAGCGAGATGTTGGTGCCGCTACTAACGACTTGTAGGTGGTCGGGGTTGACGCAGCGTTTCGTCTCGCAGGTGTGGTCGATGACGGAGTTGGGCGGTATTGGCCCGTGGTGGTATTCGTAGACGACGCGGTGGATTATGTGGCTGCGGCTTTTGTAGTAGAGCGCCGCGTAGCCGTTGCTTAAGGCTCCCGTCCAGAGCCAGCAGGTGTCTGTGTAGTTGACGTGGATCTCGATCTCGAACCAGAACCAGCGGTCTTGCATTGTGCCTCCTTGACAGCAAGCCTCGCGCGCGCGTAAACTTGGCTACGTGCTAACGGTTAACTAGTGGGCGAGTGCTCATCGCTGAGGTCCCTAAAGACCTCAGCGAGAAGCACGTGTAGACAAGTGATCTAGTTAAGCAGAACAGCAGATGTTCTAGCTAGCTAGACGTTCCCCCACGCGCGCCCTCGCGCGCATGCGGCTGGTCATCGGCCCACCCGAACAACACGGCCGCGCTGTCCTCGTCCGCCACGCAGCCAGCGGGGTCGATGTCGTCGAGCCACGCGACCTCGATGTCGGAGCGGACGCGGTCAGCCTCAGCGCCCTGCAGGTCGTGGTCGAGGTCATCGAGGAACTTGGCAAAGTCGGCAGCGTCGTCGGCCGCGAGGGCGCGGCTCCAGGCGGCGCTTGCCTGGCGCTCGGCGTCGAGCCACTGGTCGGGGGGCAGCGCGTCCGCGGCGGGCGAGTTGAGGTAGGAGTACAGCTGGTTCGCGACGGCCCAGGCGTGGTCGGCGCGTGCCTGCAGAACGAAGGCCTCGTAGTCGGCCTGCTCGGCGCGGTACGCGGCCATCTGGGCCTCGTCGCGGGCGATGCGCTCGTCGAGGCAGCGCGGCAGCGGCAGGCGGGAGCGCTGGATGGCGTAGGCGAGGCGCAGCAGGGCGCGGGCGGTGGCGTCGGCGATGCGGGCTGAGAGACGCATGATGGGTGCTCCTTCGTGGTGAGGTTGTGAGGCCCCGGCGCATGCCGGGGCCGGTTGGTGGTCGCGCGCGGGTTAGCTCCACTCCTCGGGGTAGAGGATAGCGTCAACCGGATCCTTCGCCCGGTTGAGGTTGCTGAAGACGGCCATGATGAAGCCGGAGCCGTTGGCCTTGGTCTCGCGCTCCAGTGCCTCGCCGAAGCGCAGCATCTGGTCGTTCCGCCAGTCGCGGAAGAGGTTGAGCTGCGACTCGTCCCAGCCACCGGCCGACAAGACCTCGCGGCAGGCCTCGAAGGCGCGGATGACGTCGGCGGTGCTCTGGTTCGCGTTGGTGCGGATCATGGGATAGCCTCCTGTGGTGAGTGTAAGACTGTGAGTAGGGCTCATCAGCGCCGGTAAGACCGACGGACGGGGCCGGAGCCCCCGTTTCGCCCTGGTCAGCGAATCTTGGCGATGTCGATGCGGAAGCGCGTCTTGAGCGCCACCTGGAGCTCGTAGAGGCACTGGCCGTAGTTGCGGCGCTCGTCCCGGTCGCGGGTGAGCTTGGCGAGGTCGCGGTAGTAGCGCACCTGCGCCGCGAGCTCCTTGTGGGTGCCCTCGCCAAGGAGCAAGTCCCAGTGCTCGGTCGGGGTGATCGGGTCGAGATCGGTGATTTCCGCGCCGCCCGCTGACCATGCCATGTTGACCGTCATGTCGTCCTCCTGCTTGTCCGAAGGGCTGCCAACATGGCCGCCCGAAACCGCTACCGTGTGCCTCGAATCCGCGTCGGCGCGCCAGCGCCGCCTGCCAACCTCGCTCGACGCACTTGCCATAACCACGCCCGCTTGCTCGTCGGTCTTGCCCAGCTCGTCGCGCAAATCTGCCAGCGTCGCTTGCCACGCCGTGCTCGTCATGCGCGGCCACGGCTTGCCCGTCGCCCCTGGCCTGCCCCGCAGGTTCGGGTCGTCCGCCAGCTCGTCCGCGCGAATCCTCGTGCCGTCTGCCTGCCTGATGATCATGATGACTGCCCTCCTTGTTAATCCCAGCCAGCCGCGTCGAGCGCGACCCCGAAGACCTCGTCGACGCGCTCCTCGATGTCGATCGCCAGCCGCAGGTAGCGCCGGCGGATCACGTGATCGCGGATGTCGCCACCCCCTTCGTTCGCGGCGTCCCGCAAGTCCCACAGGTCGTGATAGACGCGCTTGATGTGATCCAGGCTCTTGCAGCCCGCCTCCTCCCGGGCCCAGCGCTCCAGCTCGTCCCGCCGCCGCTCCAGCACGTCGATGTTGCACGCCAACGCGAAGTACTTCATGACCACACCTCCTCGCACACACGCCTACCCGCACACGCACACACGCACGCATGCACACACACACCAGCTCACCTGCCTACCTATCTACCTGCTACTACCTACTACTACCTACTACCCTCACCTCTCTCTCACTCTCTCGCGCTCTCACTTCTCTTTACCTGCTTACTTCCCCCTACTACCCCCTACTGATCCTTTTTTCTTTACCTCTCACTTCTCTATCCCCACACGCCAAAATTGACCCTGTCTTACGTGACGGGCGGGCCTTTCGCGCTCGTCGGGTACACTGCTAACTGCACCTATTGTTCGTACAGGAGGGAGTATGGACACCGACCTGGTTCACGACGCGATCCTGGCGCAGGCCCGCGCGCAGGCCGACACGTCCGAGACGGCGCTGCGGGACTGGCTCGAGTGGGCCGGCCGGCTGCACGGGCCGCTCTGGTACTACCCCGCGGCCTTTGCCGCGTTCGAGGCGGCGGTCGAGGAGTTGCTGGCGTTGCGCGCGGGGGGCGAGCCGGTGGCGAAGGAGTTGCTGACGGTCAAGCAGGTCTGGCGGGAGTACGGGCTGCCGCGCGACCGGCTCTATGCCATGATCCAGAGCGGCGAGTTGCCCACGCTCCGGGACATGGGCCGCTCGCACCGCAACCTGATCCCGCGCCGCGTGATCGAGGCCCTTTTGGACGAGAAGGTCGCGGAAGCGCGTCGCTGGCGCGAGGAGCACGCCAACGACGAGCCCGAGGTGCCCGGCTACCTGCACTTCTAACTGCGCATATTTGTTCACTGTGTACGGATACACTCGCCCTTAGCCCGCCTGGCCGCTAAGGGAGAGTATTGTTTGGGCTGCCCTTGACGGTATTCCGGGCCCTGGGCCTACACTCTCGCGCATGACTTGCGTGCGTGAGGAGATGTCCATGGCCGCGCCTCTCTGGAGCTCGACCCACCAGCCCACCAGGCGTCCCGGCAGGGCCCCGGCCCGCGAACGGCACGCCGGCCTGATCACGACCGCGGAAGATCTGGCCGCGGCCTCGATTGTGGATGTGATGGCCGCAGCGGTGCAGATCGCGCTCGGCAACGCCGTCGAGCACCTGATTAACCACAAGACCGGCCAGGTGAACGAGGTGCCGGTGCAGCCGGCCACGCGGCTGAAGGCCCAGGCCATGGTCATGGACCGGGTGATGGGCAAGGCCGAGCAGACCAGGACCCACGAGATCGGCCAGAACGCCGCCGGTGTGTTCCGGGTCCTCTTGGGCGGGGCCGCGGCCGAGCACTGGCACCGCGAGGCCCTGGACGCCCCCAGCGAGCCCCTGCTGACATCGGAGGTGGGGGATGGTCACGACCCTGACGAGTAACCCTCCGACCTCGCGTGCCCCCGCCGGGGGTGCTGCCTGGGCCGCCCAGCCCCGCCAGGACCGTTTTCTCACCACCTTCGGCGACGTGCACGAGGCGGGCTATGGCGGTGCCGCGGGTGGGGGGAAGACCGATAGCTTGCTCATCTGGCAGATGCTGCGGCGGACGACATACCCCAAGAGCAGGGGGCTGTTCCTGCGGCGGCGGTTTGTGGACCTGAGCCAGCCCGGCGCGGCCCTGGACCGGTTCCGGGAGCTCTTCGGCCGGCACGGCGTCGACTACAACGCGAACGAGCACCTGGCGAGCTGGCCCAACGGCTCCGAGACCAAGTTTGCCTACATGGAAAGCGACGCCGATCGTTATCAGTATCAGGGGGCGCAGTATGACGACGTCACCTGGGACGAGGTCACCCAGTTCTCCTGGCGACAGTACAGCTACATGTTCAGCCGCACCCGCGTCGTCAACGCCGAGCTCGCGGCGATGGGGCTGAAGCCTCGGATCAGGAGCGCGGGCAATCCGGGCGGGATCGGCCACCGTTGGTTCCGCGACCGCTTTGTGGACCGCTGCTGGGACGAGCCGTTTATCGACCCGGAGACGGGGTTGGACCGGGTCTTTGTCCCGGCCAAGGTCGACGACAACCTCGCCCTGATGAAGTCGGACCCCCTCTACAAGGCCTCGCTGATGAATCTCCCGGACGAGGAGCGGCGGGCCCTGTTGGACGGGGACTGGGATTTGTTTTCCGGCCAGGTCTTCGGCGAGTGGCGGCGCGACGTGCATGTCTGCGAGCCCCTGAACCCGCCGCCCCACTGGCGCAGGTGGGTGGGGTTCGACTGGGGCTACGCGGCCCCGTGGGTGGCCCTCTTCGCGGCCGAGGAGCCCGACACCAGGCAGCTGGTGGTCTACCGCGAGCTCACCGGCAGCAAGCACCACGATTCGGAGATCGCCTCCCGCCTGGTCGAGGCGGCCCGTGGCGAGGACATCTTGGCGATGTACTGCGACCCGTCTATCTGGACGAAGAAGAACGGTGTGAGTACCGCGGACATCTTCTCGGCCACCCCCGGCTGGAAGGCCCACCTCGAGCCCGCCGACAACGACCGGGTGGCGGGGTGGCGGCGGGTGCACGAGTACCTGGGCTGGAAGCCCGACGCCTACGGCGGCGAGGCAATCTCGCCCCTGCTTAAAGTTGGGGCGAATTGCCCGTACCTGATTCGCTCGCTGCCGGCGCTCGTCCACGACGAAAACAACGTCGAGGACGTTGATAGCGACGGCGACGACCACGCGGCCGACGCCCTGCGCTATTTGCTGGCGAAGCGCGGGGCCCGGACCTTTGGCTCGCAGCGCTACGGCTCCGTTGTCCTCTTCTCGAGGTGAGTGCCATGCACCCGGTCGCCAATTTCGCGCCCTTGCAGCCGCCGCCGGAACTCCTGGCCGACCCCCAGGCGATCGAGCAGCGCGTCCAGGAACTCAGGAGCGCCCTCACCAGCCACCTGGACCGGTTACGCAAGCTGGACGGCTATTCCCGCCGCGAGAAGGTGAACTGGTTCCCCAACTCGCAGATTAATGTCGCTTCCGTGGTCCGCTCGACGATTCGGGCCGCCGAGAAGACCGCGATCGCGTACCTGGCCGGCGGCACGCCCTCGTGGCGTGTCGCCAGCTACGGGGGCGCGGCCGGCCAGGCCGAGCAGATTGAGCCCGCGGCCGACCGCGACGCGCGCTTCGAGCGCATCGCCAGGGCCATCTTCCACCACATCGACCGCCAGAGCGAGATTAACCTGCTCTACGAGCCGGTCAGGCGGGCCGTCCGCGAGGGCGAGATCATCATGCAGTACGGCTGGCTGCCCGAGCACCAGCGCAAGATTGGCGCGGCACCGGGGGCCATGGACCCGAGCGATATGTCACCAGACGCCCCGCCCGACCTTGCGATCGGCAAGACGAAGTACCGGTTTCCGCTGATGGTGCGGGTCCTGCCGCGCGCCCGGGTCTTCTACCAGCTCAACCCGTTCGGCGAGCCGATGGAGGTCTACCACGCCTACACCACCAGGGCGGGTGTGCTCCGGGCCGAGTACGAGGAGTGGGACAGCGAGAGCTATAACGTCAACGACACGGTGCGGGTCATCGAGGCCTGGGTGGGGGGCTGGCGCTGCGTGGTTGTGGACGGGACCGCGATTCAGCCGCCCCACCGGCACCACTACGGCGAGCGCCCCCCGTTCATCATCGAGCGCTGCGCGCCGGAGGAGATCGAGAGCCAGCGGCTGGGTGAATACGCGGCGGAAGTGGTCGCCGGCATGCCCTTCTGCATGGACATGATGGAGGCCTTCGAGCAGGCCTGTGTCGCCAGCAGTCTGAAGCGGGTGATCCTGGAAAACAGCGCCATCGGGGCCTACAAGCTGAAGAACACCAGCGCCGGCCGGCCCGAGGCGGGTGGCTCCGACGCCAACAGCCAGTATGTGCTGGGCCCCGGGACCATCTTCAGGCTCTTCGGCGACGAGGACCTGGAGCCGGTCGAGCCGCCGCCCCTGCCGCCCGCATTGGGGGCCTTTCTCGAAGAGTCCGAGCGGGACATGGCCGAGTTGTCGTTCTCGAGCGCCCTGCTCAGGGGCGACGCGCAGGGGGACCCTTCGGGCTACAGCATCGAGCAGATCCGGCAGGCGGCGATGGCCCGCCTGATGCCCTATCGCGACGCCATAGAACGCGCGTTCTCCCGCCTCTTCGAGCGGCTGTTCGAGGTCCTGGCCCTGCCGGGCCACTGGGCCCCGGAGTGGGGGGAGAGCCTGACGATGGCGGGCTCGATGGGCGGCGAGTTCTTCAAGGAGACGGTGCAGCCGGGGGATTTGGACCCGCCGCCGCAGCACGTTGAGGTCGTGCTCGCGCCGGCCGTGCCGCAGAACAAGATCGCCGAGCGCCAGGCCGCGATCGCCGAGTGGCAGGCCGGCACCGCCGACATCCTGACGGTGATGGAGGAGCGCGGCATCGGCGACCCGCAGGAGGAGCTCAACAGCGTGATCGTGCACAAGTTCCAGCTGGAGAACCCCCAGGGCCTGGCCGCGGCCGCCATGGGCATCTTGCAGGAGCGCGAGCAAGAAGCGGGCCGCCAGCTGCAGGCGATGCAGCCGGTCCAGGCCGTGGCCGGCCAGCAGGGCTTGCCGATGCCCCAGGGCCTCTTCCCGCCCGGCGCGCCCGGCATGGGACCCGGAGGGCCCCCCGGAGGGCCGCCGCCCACAAGTGGGCCCCCGGCCGGCCAGCAACCCGCGCCGCCGGGGCCTGGCACCCCGCGCCCGAACCAGGCCCCGCCCGGTGGCCCCCAGCGCATGCCGCCTGGCCCGCCCGGGGCGAGCGGCCCGCCGCCGCAGCAGCGGCCGGGTATGGCCCCGCTGGGCGTCGCCGGCGCGCCCAACCCGCCGGTCCCCGTCGAGACCCGCCGTCGCCCGCCCGGGAGGAGGTAAGCCATGACCCGTAAGTGGAAAGCTGGTGGCAAGGAGCTCTACGACGACCAGGTGCCGTTCGCGCCGGGCACCGACCAGTACTACCGCTACATCGCGGAGTGGCGGGCCAAGAGCCTCGGCATGGACCTGTACGGCGCGCCCGACAAGCTCGACAGCCAGGAGAACTGGGACAAGGCGCTGGAAGAGAAGCGCTCGGCCTGGTTCAACGAGACCAAGGCCCAGGACCGCGGCTTCAGCGGCCAGCAGGCGGCCGGCTACGCCTATGGCACCGACCGGACGACCGGGGCCTCGACGCAGTATTACGACATGAACAAAAACGGTGTTTTCGACCCGACCGAGAACGCCGGCAAGTACCAGAACCCGGCCGCGCGCTCCGACAACAGCTGGAATGAACTCGACGGCGTCGACCCCAGGACCGACGAACAGAAGTTCTACAACCGCGACATGAGCGAGTTTGAGCAGATCGCCGACGCGAACGGTACTTACAACTGGTACGGGGACTGGGAGTATCGCAACGGCCAGGGCGCGACCGAGAAGAAGCGGCTGAACCTGACCTACCTGGGTGACCGCGACGGTCGGGACGCGGCCGGCAACGACATCGTCGGTTCGGGGCTCGATTACGCCCGGGATAAGGAGACCGCCAATTTCGGCGGCCACGACTACAGCAAATATAACGGTGCGCCGGAGAAAAGTTGGTTTGATGATCAGGTGCGGCAGCGGAAGAACATGTCTATTTACGCCAGGACCGCATAGGACCGACAGGAGGCTGCCATGAGCGCGGGGTTGCTGAAGGGACCGGACAATCCCTTCCAGGAGGGCACGATCGAGTATCTGGCCTACGACCAGGTGCTGAAGGGCAATTTCCCGAACCTCGAGCAGGCGGTCGTGAAGCTGAAGGGCGTCCGGCCCGACCTGCCGAGTGACCCCAACACCGCGGAGATTCGCGCGGGGATCACGCTGAAGGGCTCGGAGGGGACCTCCGGGCAGGCCTACAAGGACAACCTGCCGCCCGGTTATACGGTCGACGCGCAGGGGAACACGCATCCGCCCGCGAGCGGCAGCGCGCCGTTGCCGACCAACGACCCGCGCGGCATGGGCCCGCGTCCGGGCCAGACCAGCACCGCTCCCCAGTTTGGGCCCGCGGGGGGTTCTTCCTCCCCCCCCGCGGGTGCCGGTGGGGCTCCCGCGCGCCAGAAGGGCCCGCCCGGCTACTGGCAGGCCCCGGATGTTGAGAGCGACGAGCGCGGGGCAATGCTCAGGCCCAACACCAACGCGCCCGGCATGCAGAGCTCCGGTAGCGACGACCCCTGGTTGATCGGGGCCTCGGCCGGCATGACCTACGACCCGCAGGAGATGGAGCGCATCTACAAGCGGGCGCGGGCCGGGGATGGGGCCGCGGCCTACATCCTGCGCCAGGTCGGCTTCTTCGACGAGCAAAATAACCTGATCCACAAGGGGGTCGAGGGCGGGGCCAGCGGCCTGGAGGAGTGGGCGGCCAGCCGCCAGCTCGACCGCAAGGCCGCGGCCGGCAGCCCTTCGCCCTGGTATCACGACCCCAAGGCCTGGGGCGAGGACTACGGTTTCGGCAACGAGTCGGACGCGATCGAGGCCTACAAGCAGGCCCCCTGGAAGCAGATTCACCGGGAGGGTGAGAGCGATCCCTTCTCCAGCTGGAAGCCGAAGGCGGCTGGTGGTGTGCCGGCGGGCGGGAACACGCCCGGGGTGCAGCCGGGCGGCAATCCGCCGACGTCGCCTCCGGGGCCGACTGGCACGCCGCCCAAGGGCAACCAGCCGGGTGTCGGCACCTATGGCCCGCCGGCCGGGCTGCCGCCTGCGTCTGGTGCGGGCGAACCGAGCAAGTTCGGCGATCCGAGCATGCTGGGTCCGCTCTTTGCGGGCCAGCCGAAGCCGCCAGCGCCGGAGCCCGAGGGCGAGTGGATCGAGTCGGACATGGAGCCGCGGATGATGAACATGCGCGCGGGCGGTGGCGATGCCGGGCAGATTAACGGGGGGCCGCAGGGGCCGGCCCTGGACCTGCCGCAGACGCGCCCCCAGCTCCCCCAGTCCGGCCCGCAGCCGACCCAGAACTGGGGCCAGGTGCCGAAGAAGGTCGAGCAGCCCTGGTTCGAGAACGTCAGGGACTGGTATCGCTAGGGGTGACCTGTGAGCGGATGGCTCGACGCGGGTTCCGGTGGCGGCGGCGGTGGTCTGAGCGCCGAGGAGCAGGCCGACGCCGAACGGAGGCGGCGCGAGGCGCAGGCCCTCGCCGAGGCGGCGTCGTATGAGCCGCCCAGCTACGCCGTGCCCGGGCTGGGCATGGACGAGCCGGAACCCGAGCCCGCCCCCCGCCCGCAGTACAACGCGCCCGACCCCGGCGACGACTACACCGCCCCCGAGCCGTCGAAGCCGTCCACGGTCGCCACGCACGCGGCGGCCGCGCAGGTCGCCGGCTACGCGCCCGCGCAGTACTCCGGCTACGACCCCGGCCAGTATGACGAGCCCGTCTACGAGGAGCCCGAACCGGAGATCGACCCGTTCGGCGGCAAGAACTGGGTCGCGCCCGGCTATATCGGTTACGACCAGCCGCGTGGCGACCCCCAGGGCAACGAGGTCGACCCGTTCGGTTGGTACGACAGCTACGACGGCTACGACCCGGGCTACGTCGCCCCGCGCGAGCGCGACCCGTTCGCCAACTCTGCCCGCGCCTACGAGCTCGAGCAGGGCTGGGGCGGGCGCAGCTACGACCAGCAGCAGGACGTCACCTACGAGGGCGTCCAGGCGCATTATCAGGACCCGTTCGGCAACAACTACGACTGGGACCCGAACGCGCGCGGCGACCCGCTGCCGACCCCGGAGGAGCTCGCCTCCGGCGATCCGCGCTGGGCCGAGTACCTCGAGCCCGGCGTGCTCGAAGGGGCGCTGCAGGAGCGGCGCAACTACGAGTATTCGCAGCTGGTCGCGCCCAACATCGGGCAGTACCGCAATGCCCAGGCCGCGGGCCAGGCCGAGTACAACCAGGCGTGGGGGGAGTTCGCGCAGCAGCAGCAGGCGCTCCGGGCCGCGGCCGAGACCTATCGCGAGGGTGCGCGCGGCCAGCAGCAGCAGGCTGCCACCGACATGTACGACTACGGCGGCACCGAGGGCTATCGCGAGACCGTGCGCGGCCCGCAGCAGACGGCCGCGACCTATCGCTCCGGCCTGGAGACCGACCGCGAGAACGAGCGGGCCCGCCTGGCGCTCTCCACCCAGCAGTCGCGCCGCTTCGACGAGCTCGTCGCGGGCTACCAGCGCGAGATGATCGGCGGCAACATCGCCGGCTACGGGGCCGCCAATAACTTGCAGGACTGGGAGCTCGGCCTGGTCGAGGCCGCGGCCGGGGATAATCAGGGCGGGGTCGGTGCCCGTGAGTCGTGGCTGCAGGCCCGCGGGCTCCAGCAGGTCAACCCGCAGGCGACGCTGACGCCCTACGACCCGAACCAGCCCTTCTCGACTCGCTTCAACGAGACGGTGGGCGCGCTCTTCGAGCCGGCGATGAGCCAGTTGCCGCGCGTCTCGCCGCACGTCGACAAGGCGTTCGAGGCGGGCTTCGGGGCGTTCCTGCCGGGCCGCAGCGTCGCCAGCTATGGCGAGGTGCTGGGTGTCCCGGGCCAGAAGGAGCGCACCGGCATGGGCGAGATTCCGGGTACGATCCTGCCTGGCGCGCTCGCGTTCGACCAGACCGCGACCGAGGCGCTCTCCGACACGGTGATGGGACTGCTGGCCGTGAAACGCGACGAGCGCTCGCTCAACGTGATGCGCGCCGGCGACGAGGTGCGCCGGCGCGACCCGGAGGTGGCGTTCTGGGTCGACCTGGTGCTCGACAGCGCCCGCGACATCGCGACCGGTGCGGCCGGGGTCGGTGGCGTATACCTGATGGGCGACGCGCCGTCGCCGGCGGCGATCCGGGCTGCGTTGCCGCAGGCGATCGCGCAGGCCCCGCCGCCGCCGCCGAGCATTCGTATGCATACCGCGACAGTGGGGGACGATCCGCCGACCGCGATGCCCAGCCCGGGTGGCTCCCGGCAGGCTGCCTATGGCGGCATGACGACCGGTCCGGGCCTGATCAACAGCAACCCCGCGCCGCGTGCTCCCGCGCCCCAGGCCCCGGTCTCGCGCAACATGCCCGCTAACGCCGTGAGCGGCCCTCAGGCGGTCACGGGCCCGACGGCGAGTGTCCAGGCCCCCCGCAACCTCTCGCCCGCGTTAGAGGACGAGGTGCGGGCCGCGGTCAGGCAGGGCTTTGCCGACTACGGCAACCGGCCTGTTGAGGCCGTCGGGCGGCAGACGCCGGAGATCGCGGGCGCGGGTGCGCCCGGGCCGGCGGGAGAGTCGCCGTTTCATCAGGGTTGGCTGGAGTCGGCCGAGCGGCTGTATCCCGAGGAGGCCCCCTGGAACCACGACCCTGGTAGCGATCCGCTGGCCTGGCTCGACGAGACGCCCGCGTCCGCGCCGTCCGCGCCGCGGCAGGCGTCCGCGCCTCCTGGCGGGGCCATGCCCGACGTGGCGGCGCTCGACGCGCTGCTGCAGCGGATTCAGGGCCTGCCGCCGCTCGACCGGCGCGAGGCGTTGTTCGAGGCCTACGCCCTGATCGACCGCGTCGGCGAGGCGATCCCGGCGGGCGCGAGCCACGCGCCTTTGAACCAGCGGCGCGGCATCTTGCAGGAGTTGATGCTGGAGCGCGACCGCGCGCTGCCCAAAGGACGCCCGTCTCCCGGCGCGGCGAGCGGGCCTTCAGGGCCCGGCGCTGCCCCCGGCCGCGCCCGCATGGAGCCGTGGGGCGATCGCGTGTACGACATGGAGGCGGGCGAGTTTGTGCCGCCGGGTGGTCGTGCCGCTGCCGCGCCTCCCGCCCGTCGCGCGCCTGGCCCGCCTCGCGAAGATGTGGTGCCCGGCGACTTCGACTACGGCGACTCGGGCGGCACGCCGGAGTTTGCGCCGGAGGTCTTTGAGTACGGGAAGCCCGACTATGAGATGTGGGACCCGAATCGGCGCGGCTCGGTCGTGCGCCCCGACCCGCCGCCGGAGCGCGGCCCGATCGCCCCGATGTCCGAGCGCGAGCGCGAGCTCCTGGCCGAGCAGGCCGCGGAGGTTGCCGCGTGGCGGAACTGGGGCCCCGGCGAGCGCGCCCCGCAGCCGTTGCAGCTGCCGGACCAGTCGGGCAACGCCGACCTGCTCGCCATCTCCGAGGATGTCCAGGACGTCGCCGAGTCGCTGGCCTGGAACCCCGAGTACGACGAGGCGCTGGCGGGCCTGTCGCCGAAGCGTATCCAGGGCCTCTCGCGCTGGATCGGCGAGTACGCCGACGCCGTCGTGAAGGGCGATCACGGGCGGGCCGGCGAGGCCTTCGCCAAGATCCCCGGCGTGATCATGCGCGACGTGCAGGACATTCTCGGCGGCTACGGTGTGAAGGTGCCCGACGGCGGCGCTGGCGTGCCCGCGGTGCGGGACCGGGTTGAGGTCGCGCGCCGCCGGGCCGAGGCGGCCTACTTGCGCGGGGGCGGGGCCAAGGCCGATCGGGAGGACCTGCGGACGGCGTTTGATCGCGCCGACCGCGCACCCGATGTGATCGACGGCCAGGGCGGTGTCTACAACCGGCCCTGGACCGAGACCAAGGAACGCGGCCTGCCGACCGGCGGCCGCGAGGACGAGCTGCGCTACCCCGAGCTCAAGACTGGCCCGCCGCGCGGCCGCGAGGCGGCCTGGCAGCAGGGTCGGGAGGGTGCCGCGCCCGAACGGCTGCGGGCGCGTACTGCCATCTCCGACCGCGAGGTCCGCCAGGCCTTCGAGGTGCTGGACGGCGGGCGGCTGCGTGGTGCGGCCGCGCCGAGCAAGGCCAGCTACGCCCGGGCCCGCGAGATCGTCGGCCAGATCCCGTACATGCCGCGCGAGAAGGCGGCCCGCCTGGCGCTCTCGCTGGAGCGCGACCTGCCCGGCATGTCGGTCGCCGACGCCCGCCAGGTGCTCTCCGACGTCGACTATCGTGGTATCGGCATTCGTCCCGATTACGAGCAGGCTGTGGACGTGCCGAAGGCGCTGGTCGCCTGGGAGCCGACCTACCGCCAGGGTGCCGGGGTCGACGTGCGGGAGCGCTACGCCGGGAGCGGCGAGGGGCGCGATCGGTGGACCAGCGAGGAACTGGATGACGGCGTCGACGAGCCGTTAGAGGCGCGCGAGCGCGAGCGTGTCGCGGGGCAGAAGCCGCTGCCCGGGATGGGGCCGCGCGGCGAGGACTTCATCGGGCACGACCGGGCCCGTCGCGAGACCGGTTACGACCGGCCTGAAGATGTCGAGCGCGAGTTGCTGGCGGCGCGGGCCCATTACGACGAGACGCTCGCCACCTACGGCCCGGTCGCCGCCGAGGCGCAGGAGGCCGCCGAGGCGCTCGGTATCTGGGAGGGCGGCAGCTACAAGACCGGCGGGCATTTCAAGTCCGGGGCGCTCGAGGCGTACAACCAGCCGATCGCGGAGGCGGCCGCGGGCGAGCGTTGGGGCGACGTCAAGCGGCTCGCGGCCGAGAAGGCCCCGCTGTCGGCCGATCGGCAGGCCTACAAGGCCCGGGCCCAGGAGGCGATCGACCGTGTGGCCGAGGCGGCCCGCGACCTGAATGGCGTCGAGGCGCGCTTCGCCGCGCTGGGTGAGCGCACCGGCCCGGTCGGAGGCATGGCCCGCCAGCTGCAGGGCGACGCGGCCCGGGCGATGCGCGACGCCGGCACCTACAGCGCGGCCTATCCGCGCGTGGGCCAGGGTCGGCCGCCGGTCGCGGCCATGCCCGACCTGCTGGGCGATACGCGGCCGGTCAAGATTTCGGAGGGCACGACCAGGCGCGACATCATGCCGGACATCATCGAGCCGGACGACGTCGACGACGTGCTGGAACGTGGCCTGCCGCGCGACGTTCGCAACTGGCTGAAGCAGAACGGCCACAACTTCGCGGTCGTCCCGGCCGCGGGCGGCGCTGTCGACGACAACGAGGAGCACCGGCCCTATTACTTGCTGGCCGCGGGCGGGCTGGGGGGTGTCGGTGTCGCGGCCATGGTGCGGGCCCGCACCAGGCGGCTCGCCACCCTTAAGGGCACGCCGGCCGCGGGCCACAAGGTCGCGCACGGGCAGTTCCCGGGCAAGAGCCAGCACGGCTGGGAGCAGGACCGCGGGGTGCTGCTCGACACCCAGCGCGGCGAGGTGGCCGCGATCGTGGGCGAGGACTTCCGGTCCCGCGTGGCCCAGGGCCTGATGAAGCTCGGCCCCGACCTGACGCAGATGGAGCGGCAGGCCGCGCTGGCGAAGCTGCGGGCCTATATCAACAACGGGACCTTTGGTGGCATGGTCGAGGCGCACACCGCGCCGACGATCAAGCTGGACGGCGAGCTCAGGAATGTCTACGCCGCGCTCGGCCCGGCGCTCGAGGCCGAGCTGCCGAAGCTCGTGACGATGAAGGACCTGACCGGGCTGGGCCTGAAGCAGCACGAGCTCGAGGCGATGTTCATGCAGCGCGTCACCGATACCGTTGACCGCCTGCTCGTCGACGTGATCGGCCAGACCCAGCGGAACGCGATCACGACCGTGGCGGGTGCTGTCAAGCGGGTCACCAGCGGGATCGCGCTCGACCTGAATCCGGGCTTCCACCTGATCAACAGCAAGGACTCGGCCATCCGCGTCGCCGAGGCCTCCGTGGTCAGCAAGTGGGGGAAGAAGGCGGGGCTGCGGCACGCCGAGTCGCTCGCGATCGCCGACCAGACCCCCTCCAGCGGCATGTTCGGCCCCGGCTACATGGAGGCGCGCCTGCTCGCCGGCGTCGAGTACGACGACGCCAGCTGGTTGCAGCGCAAGAATTACATGAAGCGCGCGGCCCAGGACATGGAGGTCTGGGCGAAGAAGACGGTCTTCCAGCGGCACCGTGACAGCTATTTCACGGCCGCCCTGGCCCGCGAGCTGGGCCTGGAAGACGGGGCCTTGCGCCTGACCAGCCAGCGGGCCTTCGGCCCCGACGACGTGGCCGAGTTCGGCGGGACGACCAGTGCCCGCCTGGCCGGCCTGCCGGAGAAGGCGAAGCTGGGGCTGATGAATGCCAGCACGCTCGACGAGGCCCGGGCCGCGCTGAAGTATCCCGGCGTCACGCCGGCCCAGGCCAAGCTTGGCTACGACATCTTCGGCTCGCACCAGACCGACGCGCGCGTCTTCGCGACCCGCCAGATGAAGCTGTCGATGCGCGATTACAGCTACCGCACGGTCGCCTCCGAGACGATCGGGGTCATCTGGCCCTATCACCTCTGGCAGACGCAGGGCGTCGCGTTTCATGCCCAGCTGGCGAAGCGCTACCCGCTGGCGGCCGCGGTCGTGGGCGGTGCCATGCTCTACACCGCCTATCAGAACCGCGACCTGCCCTACGAGAACCGCCTGACCGTCAAGTTCCCGCTGCAGGGCATACTCGACACGCTGCCGCTGCCGGAGGGCGTGCGGGGCGAGGTCAACGAGGCGATCGCGGCCTACAAGAACACCCACAACGAGGGGCAGGACCTGCGCTTTTCGCCGTTCAACTGGTACATGGACCCGGTCGCGCGCATGATCGACGGCATCACCGACCCGGAGACGAAGCAGAACCTGGCCGACATCTCCGACCCGCGCAACATGTTCCTGGTCACCGAGCGGCTGATGGGTTGGAAGGGGCGCAGCGCGGCCTGGACCATCCCCCAGCAGGCCCTGGCCGCGCACGAGGAGCAGCTGCCCGAATGGCTGCGACCCTGGGTGGGGGAAAAGGCGGCCTACCCGCGCGGCGCGGTTGGCTACGGCGGCGCGATTGCCCGCGGCCTCGGCGAGCAGGTGGGCCTGGGCAGCATCCCCAGGGGCGTGAACGCCGCGCTCTACGGCGAAGGTGAGAGCGAGTCTCAGCGTGCCGGTATTCGCGCGATCATGAAGGACCGTGGCATCAGCGAGGCGGCCGCGCGCAAGGAGTATTACGCGCAGGGCGCGAAGCGGGCGATCCCCGGCTTCCTGGGCCTGGCGCAGACCGCCCCCGACCCCAAGCACCGGCTCTACGCGGAGGAGAAGGCGAAGGAGGGGGCTGACACGCTGCCGGCCGAGACCCCGATCGGCGACAAGACGCGCAGCCAGTGGACCAAGGAGAATGTCGAGAAATATGGCGACAGCCCGAGCGAGGCGAACGCGCGCTACGAGGAGCAGCGCAAGGCGGTCCAGGCGGCCGAGCGTCTGCCGATGGCCCGCCACGTCGCCGAGTACGGCCCCGAGCCCGCCGACGAGTACGGCCGGCAGGCCTGGCGCACCGCGTTTAACACGCACCAGGGCGACAGCCCCAGCGAGAGCAACGCGGTGCAGGCGCAGCAGCGCAAGGCCGTGGCTCGGCGCGAGAGTTCCGACCGGGCCGAGCGCTATCGTTTCATGTTCGAGACCCGCGACTACATCGACCGGGCCTTCGAGGAGGCGAACCAGGCGGGCTACAAGGGGACGCGCGAGCAGTTCAACGCGCTGCCGCTGCCGGGCCTGGGCGGCAAGACGCCGTTCGAGTTCAACATGGCCGAGGACCCGACCTACGACCCCTACAAGTTCGTCGACACCGGCCAGCAGCACTGGCCCGGGGCCGGTATGGGCGGCGGTGCGCTGGCGGGCCTCGCGTCCGTGTCGGGCACCATCGAGCACGGCAAGGACCTCGCGGGCGAGCCCACGGGCGGGCTCAGCGACCAGGTCAACGCGATCTGGGCCGAGGCCGCGCGGATCGGGCTGTCCGACAAGAAGGCGGCGAGCGCATGGCTGAATGGCAAATATGGCACAAGTGGGCTCTCCCGGGCGGACTTCGCGAATCTCTACCAGGCGGACCAGGACCCGTCGGTGCCGGGCGTGCAGCGGACCAGCGGGGTGACGGTGCCCCTGGTGGGCGGCCGCAACGCCTTAATGCCTGGGAAGACACCGACTGGCGGTGCGGGGCCGACTGCAACTGCGACGGGTGGTGCGAGGCCGACTACCGCCACGGCGACTGGACCCGGCACGCGACCGGGTGGAGTGGCTC